ATGGGCTATTCCTCAACAGCACGCAAAGCGGTCAGAACTGGCATCGAGCTCGCGATACCGCATGAGATGTCGACTCCGGAATGGGCTGAGACATATCGCGTCGTTGATCGCGGTGCTCGCAAGGGCCGCTGGTCTAACGACACCGTGCCGTTTCTGACCGAGATCATGGCGGCGGCGGACGACCCGGCCGTGCGTGAGATCGTCTTTCAAAAATCTTCGCAGGTGGGCGGCTCCGAGGTGATCAATAACATCATCGGCAAACGCATCCATCTCGCACCGACGCAGATCGGTTATGTCGCTGAAAAAGAAGACAAGGCAACCGCCTGGACGCAAGAGTCCTTCGACTCGATGGTGCGTGCAACGCCCGAGCTTTACAGGCTGGTCCGCAAAGAGCCCGAGTTCAATAACCAGAAGTTCAAAGGCTTCGCTGGCGGCGGTCTTTATATTCTCTGGGCGACGTCGCCCGCCGAGCTCTCATCGCGGCCGCTGCAGGTCATCGCCTTTGATGAAAAGGCAGCTTACAAACCGACGAAAGAGGGCGACTCGGTAAAGCTCGGCCAGGCACGCCAGAAAACATACGACGGCGAAGAGCTTGTTATTTTTAACTCAACGCCGCGTCGGTGCGACTGCAATGGCAGCGAGACCTGCGGTGATATCACGCACGACTATGCACGCGGCGATCAGCGAGAGTTCTATGTCGCGTGTCCGCATTGTGACGAGTTTCAGACGCTGAAATTCGGCGGCAAAGACTGTGCTTTTGGGCTGAAATGGGACCCGGAAACACCCGAGACGCCCTGGTATCTCTGCGAATACTGTCATGCGGTAATCGAGGAATTCGACCGCGAGGACATGCTGGCAAAAGGTTACTGGCGAGCGTCGCAACCGTTCAACGGTGTCGCGAGTTTTCGGATAAATCAGCTTTACTCGCCGTTCGTCTCCTGGGGCCGCATGGTCGTCGATTTTCTCGAGGCGGTCAAGTCCGTGCCAAAGCTCGAGGTATTTACAAACACCGTCCTCGGCGACGTCTGGAAACCGATCGAGCAGATCGAGTACGAGCAGCTCGCCTTTAACGTCGAAAGCTATCCGGCCGACGTGCCGCCCGGCGTGCTCGTGCTGACCGCCGGCGTCGACGTCCAAAAAGACCGCATCGAGTGCGAAGTCGTTGGCTGGGGAAAGAATGACGAGTCCTGGTCAATCGATTATCGCGTTTTTCAAGGTGAGACAGGCCTCGACGTCGGGACGTCCGACGACGATATCGAGGACGACGGTGAACCGCTCTCGAGCGTTTGGGACGACCTTGCCGATTATCTCGCCGGCAGCTTCGCCGGCGACACGTTCCGCGTGCAGTGCGTTTGCATCGACTCGGGCTATCTGACGACGCGTGTTTATAAATTTTGCAAGCAATATTCACGGCGCCGCTATTTCGCGATCAAGGGTATGTCGGACCCGTTCAAGCCGCTGGTTTCAAAGCCGACGATGTCCGGCCGCAACCCGAAAGTGCGTCTTTTCCCGATCGGCACCAACGCCGCCAAGGACGAGGTCTTTGCCGCACTCAAAACCGAGAGGCCCGGCCCGAGCTATTGCCACTTTCCGGACCGCCAGCCGTACACCGAGGACGCTCACATGAAACAGCTCTGCAGCGAACGGATGGTAACGCATGTTCGCGGCGGCCGTCCCTATCGTGTTTATGAAAAAGTCGGCCCGAACGTCCGCAACGAAGCACTCGATGTCCGCGTCTACGCAACCGCCGCCCGAGCGATCCTCAACCCGAACTATGAAGCGATCGCAAAGCGACGACTGCAACACGTCGAGGCGGCAGACGCGGACATCGCTCAAGATGTCGCCTCAAATGAGGTTGAAAATAACGCAACGCCACCGTCACCAGCGGGAAAGGTCGTTCCGTTTCGAGGGAGTCTGACAAAGAGCAATCCGTTTAGGGGATATAAACCATGAGAACAACCGAACCAACAAGCATCACACAGGCCGAGGCCCTCGAATGGAAACGCGGCTTTTCAAACTACCCGGCGACGCTCTGGACGCTGCAGTACCGTTTTCGCGGACCCGGCACGGGCTTTAATGTCGCTGGCGTGGCTGACGGTAATGGGTTTGTTATCTCAGTGCCGACGACCTCGACCGACGAGCTCGCCACGGGCGATTATCAATGGCAGGCATGGGTGACGGAGATCGCCGACTCGACGAATGTTCTGATGATCGACGAGGGCGTGATGAACGTTCGCCGCGGCTTTACGTCGGGCGACATCGGCACGGTCGAACTGCGATCGCCCGCGAAGCAGATGCTCGACTCGATCAATAGTGCCCTCTCTGCCTTTGCGACGAGCGATGTAACAGCATATGAGATCAGTACCCCGGCAGGCACCCGCAGGGTCACACGCTCGGACAAAACACAACTGCTGTCGATGCGAAAAGAATACGCGACCATTGTAGAGAACGAGCTCGCCCGCGAACGTGCCCGGCAAGGCAAGCCGCTAATGGCGAGCATTCAAATGAGGGTTTACGATGAATAAACAACCGAAAAAGAAACTAGCGGCCCGGCTCTATGACGCCATATTTCAGCCGGAAAAGATGAACCGCCACTATGCGGCGGCCAAGGCCAGCCGCCTCAATGCAGGCTGGTCGACGATTCCGACGGGCGTGAATTGGGAAACCCGCGTCTCGCTCCCGGCTTTGATCGCACGCTCGAGGCAAGCGGCCCGCGACGATCTGCATATCGTAAATTATCTGCGGCTGATGCGTGCGAATGTCATCGGCTGCGAGGGCATTCAACTTCAATCAAATGCCCGCAGCCCTCGCGGAAAACTGAACGTAAAGCTTAACGCGATGGTCGAGGACGCCTGGTCGAAATGGACTTACGCTGAAACATGCACGGTGAGCGGGAAACTCGACTGGAAAGGCGTTCAGGATCTTGCGGTGACGCAGATCGAGCGAGACGGGGCGTTTCTGATCCAGATGATCGAAGCCGACAACGAATTTGGCTTTGCCTTAAAAACATGGGATGTGCTTTGGCTCGATCACACTTATAACCGGATATTAAACAACGGTCATCGCATCATCATGTCGATCGAGATCGACGCAAACGGGAAACCTGTTACATATTGGCTAACAACACCATTTACCGAGATTAATTTCACAGCCGAGCGGATTCGCATTCCCGTTCCCGCCGAGCAGATGATCCACGGCGTGCTCTACCACGATGACGAATCGCAGGTTCACGGCATTCCCGGCACGGCGTCGGCACTGCTACCCGCGAAAAATGCTCTCGGGTATTCTGAGGGCGTAGTCACTCAGGCACGCGTAGGGGCGAATACCTTTGGCGTGCTCGAGAACACAGTACCAGACGGCGAGTTTTCGTATAACGGGGCAGAGAATGCGGAGGGCGTCGAGCAGCACCCGTATATCGAGTCGTCACCGCTGTCGATCACGCCTCTGCTGCCCGGCTGGAAACTGAACCAATTCGACCCGAAACAGCCGACGCAAAACCATTCAGAATTCAAGAAAACACTCGACATGGATATCGCGGTCGCGCTCGGACTGCCATATTTTCTGCTGATGGGCAATTGGGAAGCCGTTAACTTCAGCTCGTCACGCGGCGGGCTCGGCGAGTTTCGCGAGCGGTGCAAAGGGTATCAGTCGTTCATCGCTACAACGCTTTGCCGCCGGGTGTTCAATACATGGCTCCGGCAGGCATGGCTAAAGGGCCAGCTAGCGATCACCCCTGCTGAATTCGACGAAGTTCAAAACCCGGACTGGACGCCACGCGGGTTTGATTACATCGACCCGCTCAAGGACATCGAAACCGACGTGATCGCCCTTGAGAATAAGCTTTCCACCTATGATGAGATCCTTGCCCGGCGAGGCGTCGATCTCGAGGACCATCTTGATGCGCTGGTCGCCGAGCAGAAACTGGCCAAATCAAAAGGCGTCGATCTCCAGCCGGTTACAACCATCAAGGTCACCGAAAACGCACCGGCTCCAGCCGGGGATACGCCGCCCAAGGACAATTCAGGCGGCAATACCGGCACCAAGCAACCACAAGATAATGCGGCCAAAGGCTACTCGAACGGCAAATATGTGAATTAGGAGACCTTTTTACCCCCCTACGATTTTATTTAATCTCTTCTCTGATAAATTCACGGGCTATACAGAACTTTCGTTTTGTATGGCCTTTCTTTATGCCCGAAAACCTAACGCGAGATCAGATAATCCGCAAGGCTACGACCGAGACGCACAAACGCTCTTTTACGATCGAGCGCGCAGACCCGACAGCGACAGACAACCGCACAGTGGAGCTTGCCTTTGCGTCCGACCTTCCGTGCGAGCATTTCTCTTACAAGCTTTTTGATTATATCGACGTCTCACTCTCGATGGCCACGGGTGCGATGCGAACCGACCGACTCGCGAGCGGTGCCGCATTGCTTGCCGATCACAACCCGACGGACCAGATCGGCGTCGTGGAAAGTTTTTCGGTGGACCCGAAGGACGGCATGGCGAGGGCAGTCGTCCGCTTTTCAAAATCTGCCAGAGGCCAGGAAATTTATCAGGACGTGATCGACGGCATTCGTCGCAATGTGAGCGTCGGGTTTTCGATATACAAGCTCGTACTCGAAGAGGAGAACGATGCTGACAACGATCTTTACAGGGCGGACGACTGGGAACCGTTCGAGCTCTCGATAGTATCCATCCCCGCTGACATCAGCGTTGGCGTCGGCCGATCGGCCGAATTCAATAAATCAGAACCAACACTGGAGATTCAAACAATGGCTAAAGAAGAAATGGAAAAACCGGAGTCTCCGGTTGTGGAAACGGAAGTTCAGACCCGCGATGCTGAAGACGCTCGCAGGGTCGCGGACGTTCAAAATCAGATCAAGTTCGGAGCCACGTTCGGCTTTGAAAAAGAAGTTCGGGAAGCCTCCCTGGCCAATTCCGATTTCACGATGGCCGATGCCCGCATGCTTGTGCAGCAACTAAAAGCCAAAGCTGACGATATTGCTACGCGGGTTTCGCCACCAAGGCGGATCACCACTGATGCACGAACGCTCGGCGGTGCGTTCGTCTCGTCAGGCGAATATCAAAGCATCGTACCGAAGTCGAGACAGAAACGCAGCATCTTTGTTGAAACAGATATTTTACCCAGCCAGATGTATCGCACAACGTACAGCGGCACGGGCGACTCTCTTACTGGCTATGACCGCGTACCGGGAATTGTTGAGCTGGGGCAACAGCCGCCGACGGTCGCTGACCTGTTCATGCAGGCAACGACCAACTCGCCGACTGTTCGCTATATGCGGGAAGCGTCATACACGAACGCAGCGGACTGGACGACTGAAGGCGACGACAAACCCGAGGCCGCATTCGATCTTGAAGAGGTCGATGCAACAGTTCGCAAGGCGGCCGTATGGTCAAAGGTCACAGACGAGACCCTCGAAGATTTCAGCGACATCCGCCCGTACATTGATCAACGCCTTTCGTTCATGCTCCGTACAAAGATCGATTCCGATCTACTCAACGGAACCGGCACAGCTCCGCAGATAGCGGGCCTGCTCGGGACCACCGGCATCCAGACCTCAGAAATGGCCAGCAATACCGCAGCCACTTTCGCCAACGCGATCCTGCACGCGATCACGCTGGTCCGCTCAGTAGGTTTCTTTGAGCCTGATGCGATCGTGATGCACCCGAACGATTATGAAAAGCTGCGACTTGCCGTGGACGGTAATACTCAATATTACGGCGGCGGCTTTTTCCAGAACCAGTACGGGGTCGGCCCGACGCCTACAGCCCCGCCGATCTGGGGTCTCCGTGTTGTGCAAACGACCGCGATTAGTGAGATCGACCTTGCGACGCCGGCCGCTGGAAACAAAGGTCCGATCGTCGGTGCGTTCAATCTCGGCGGCGCGGTGTATTACCGAAACGGCCTTGCGATCGAGTCGACGAATACGGACGGTGATGACTTCATCATGAACTTAACGACGATCCGGGTAGAGCAAAGGCTTGCGCTGGCTGTGTATCGGCCCAAAGCTTTTTGCCGAGTCATCAACGCAGCGTAATAAACAACAAAGGGGAAGTCTTATGATTCCGGACAAGGATTATTACGTGGACGCTAGCGGCAAACTCACGGACGACCCGGCGAAGTATGCAGCACAGGTTGCGGTCGCCGGCGTCTTTCTCGATGAACGCCATGCTAAACGATACGGCATCTCGGACGTCCTTGTATCAGTTGATGAACCTGGAGCATCGCGTCGGGTAATGGGCAGAAACGAATCTTCTGTCCGAATTCAAAAAATTGAGGATAAAACCGAGTCAGCGCCAAAGGCGGAAACGCCGGAAGCAACGTCCACGGAGCCAAAAGCTAAAAAAGGAGCAAAAAGCAAATGAGCCGAATAGTTAAACAAACCACGCCGGGCACGACATCGATCGCGACGACCAGCACCACCGACGAATATTTGATCGCCCCACAGTCGGGCAGACTTGTCTCGGCGTTATTTACTTCGCTGGCGGCTCTGGCCGCTCACGATACGAACTTTGTGACGTTCACGATCACGAACCTCGGGCAAGCAGGTGCGGGCACAGCTGTGATGCTCGCGGCAACCGCCGCGAACACGACCAAGATCACCGGCGGCGCGGCTCTCGTGGCCAACGCGAAACGAGCACTAGTGCTGACCACCGTGGCAGCGGACAAGGTTGTAGTCGAGGGTGATGTCTTACTGGTTCGCTTTACGGCGGGCGGCACGTTGGCCGGTGCCGTGACGCGGCCGATGGTTCAGATCGGGGTCAAGACGACCGGGCAAGCACGGGGATAAATGATCGGTGATGAGGACCTCGCGCATATCTTTGCAAGCGGTGACTTTGACGAAGAGGTTATCTTCGCAACATCACCCGATGAGACGAACGTGCGGGCATGGTTCACAGCAAAGACCGAGGGGAGCCAGATCTACGGCGTCGATATCGAGGCCCAATCGCCGACGCTGATGCTGCAGACCTCGGATGTGCCGACGAGAGTGGTCGGCCTGACGGTCACGGTTCGCAGCGTCGATTACACGGTCCAAAAAGCCGAGAACAATGGGACAGGCGTTTCGACGCTTTATTTGAAAACTTAAGATGGCCGATTCGATAGAGCAGAAACTGGTTTCGGCGATCCTGACACGGCTCAAGACGATCAGGACGACGGCTCCGAATCTGGTTGGCTATCAAACCGACATCGGCGTCAACGTCGAGGATTCTCAAACGAATTGGAATGAGGACGAGCAGTTGCCGGCCATCAGCGTCTTTACGGGTACGACCGAGACGCAGGATCCACCGAACGAGGCCATTGACAATACAAAGATCAGAATTCACCTGATGCCGGTGATGATCAAGGTCTTTCTCAAAGCGGGAACGGATGCGGCGAATGCCAGAATGGCCATCTCTGATATCTTCCGAGCCATTCGCCAGGACGACCACTGGACAGTATCGGCAGTAGAACTTGCGATGTGGACGCAGCAAAAGAATCACGGGATCGAGTATTCGGACAGCTTTGAGATAGTCGGGGCACAGGTTGAGATCTCGATCGCGTACCACAGTCTTAAATTCAATGCGGAGAGCTAAATAAAATTTATGCCAAAAATAGTAAAGGTCAAATTACACGCCCGGTCTCACGTCCACGGCGAGGCCCGCAATAAAGGCGAGATCGTCGAGTTGCCCGAACTGGCGGATGACGGCCTGCCTCTGGCTTCTGTCTTTGGCGAGATCGTCGGAGCGGCCGAGGCAAAACCTGCGGATGTCGCACCGGCCGCAGAAGAAGACGAAGAAAGTTAACTAACAGCAAAGAGGAACGATCATGGCATTTACCGAAACAGTAACTTACGTTTATAACCGCGGCCAGCTCTGGATGGGCGACGCGATCGCGGGCGGTATGCCGTCCAGTTTTCCGATCGAC